ATACCTGGTATGATTTGACCAGTGGTGGCATATGCACCGAAGGCTGCGACGAAACCAATCATGGCCATCCAACCGTTGAACTTTTCTGCTTCTGGAGTCATTGTTTTTCTTAGATTAAGGGGTAGAAATTTGAAAGAGACCTGCTACATTAAAAAATGCCAGGTATAACTGCACCGAATAAGATGTAGTTATGTACAAGTGCGAAGAATCCAATCATCGCTAGGCGACCATTGAGTTGCTCTGCATGAGGACCGTAGCCCTGATAGTTCTCAACATACTGCATAGGTGGTTCAGAAGCAAACATGTTCTGCTTACCATACTCAGTAGTTGTGTACCTCTTCATACTGTTTGATGAAGTTGTCATTCTTTTGTTAAGAAACGTAACAATATTATATAGGAAACCTTAAGGTCTTGTCAAGCTATCAACCGACACATTTCCATCAAAAAAGGATCATCATTTCTGATGATCCTTATAAGTGTTCCTTATCGCATCGTTCGCGCTGGAAAACCATCTAGTTTATAGTCTATTGGCAAAGACTGGAAACCTAGTGCTAGCCTAGAGTTATCTTAGGTGTATCGTACTCATCACTCTCTCTTGAAGTGACGATAATGTCATCCATTGCAGCAGTAGTAAAGGTTATGTTATCCGAACCCTCTGGAGTTGTCACAGTAGTAGGACCATCAAGGTTGAAACTTATGTCACCTGAAAGAGGATCATTATTGTAAAGATTTACATTGTAATCATCAGGTAAAGAGATCTCAATATGATCTTTATGCTCAGGTAGTGCATCCTTTATCTTTTTAAGACCTTGATAGTAAACAAAACATAGATTAGTATCACTATCAGATAGTGATCCATTCTCATGTGCTTCATCGAATGCTGCTTTGGCAGCAACAACTGCTGCATCTAATTTTGTATGAAGTGAACAAGTCATAGGTTTAATCGTATTTACGGTAAGCAGGAACACCATCTGGGTCTAACCATTTAGTGTATTCAAAATCCTCAATGGCATAATCTAACTGAGTAGAATTGTCAAGGAGGTACATGTCATTGTATCGTCTTGTGTATTCATTAAATTTTTGAATACGATAGTCTGGTCTACCATTGTGTTCAATGGTTCCAGACTCAACATAACGATAGGGAAAACGTTCAAGGATTACTTGCATAATAAAGATCGGATTCAAGTTTGTCAAGGAGGATGTCGTAATCCTCATCTACATCACCATAAAAGTCAACACCTTTCCCCTCGTAGTGTCGTAAGACTCTATTATATATGATAGGGTACTCCATGTCAAGTGTGATCTGTCTGTCGATTGCATCCCAAAGGATAGGCAACTCGGCAGAGAACTTCTCTAGCGTTGTCATGATACTGTCCTATTATAGTTCTATGAACAGATCTTGTCAAGCGTTGAAGTAGTTTTTACGCATGTACCTACCCAGTATGTTGCTGTTGTAATATCTTGGTGTGCCATCATCGCTAGCCTCCGTAAGTACATTGTTGAGAAATAGTTGTCGGGTCTCCTCATAATTAACTTGACCCAATGTCTTATGTATACTAATTATCTCTCTTCTGAATGTATTATTCCCAACACTTTTTCGCTCTTCATTAAGTTCTTTAGAACTTCCGTAGTATTTTTTCCAGTCACTTTCAGACGTAACCCGTCTACCTCCAGTGCGAGGCTTTCGTTTCTGCCAGAAATATTTTCTTCCAATGTATTGTTTACCCGACTGTAGATTAGTAATCCTGTAGACGAAACCGAACTGACCGTCAATGTCAGCAGAAGTAAAAGTTGAACCCTTATAGGTCCAGGGGTTCTCATAACTTCCCTCCAAAGTTTCTTCATCAGTCACACTCTCCGTCTTCATCGTTAACTTGGGCATAGGATTTTATTCCATCGCCACTATCTATACGATAAGCAGAGGTGTCTGAATAAACTTCAGACTTTATCTCTGCTATTGCTCTTTCGAGATCGTTTATTAAAACTTTTAGATTTCTTTTTTGCATATACTATTCCCAGTATTCGTCTAAGTGTTCTAAAACATTAAGAAGTATCCGTTGTGCTGCTCCTCTCTGTCTAGCATCCCATTCAGGATACCACCCATTGTCTAACCCAGTTTTCATCTTCATGATCTGGGCTACCATCGTTACCTTATTCACTCTACCGTTCACCTAACCGCCCACCAACTTTTGCCAGTCTTGGTCAAATATTTCTAACCCTTTATCTGTGAGGATATGTTTGTACATTCCCACAAATATTTTACTAGGAATAGTGCAGATATCAGCCCCCACTCTGAAAGCAGAGGAAACTTGGTGAACGTCCCTAATGGACGCAGCAAGGACTTGGGTTTTAACGTTGTGTGTAGCATAGACATCAGAGATCTCCTCAATTAATTTAATACCATCAAAGGATTGATCGTATACACGACCAACAAAAGGTGACACATAAGTAGCACCTGCTTTTGCTGCTAGTATAGCTTGTGCAGTTGAGAAGCACAAGGTTACATTAACAGCGATGTCATCTCCTGACAAATCTTTACATGCTCGAAGACCAGCAGGAGTACATGGCACTTTGATTGTTATGTTAGGACCAATGTCCACATAACCTTCTGCCATATCCAACATCTCTTCTGCAGTCTCACCAACAACCTCTGCAGATACTGAAGCATGGAAAGGAAATATCTCAGAGATCTCCTTTAAAACTCCTACAGGGTCATGGCCATTCTTTAACATCAAACTAGGATTGGTAGTTACACCGTCGATCAATCCTGTTTCAAATGCTTCTTTAATTAATTCAGGATCGGAACAATCCAGAAAAATTTTCATGGTAGTTTCCTATCAGTTGTAGTATATAGTCTAACAAAAAAGCACCCTTATGGGTGCTTAATGATCAAATTAACACATAATGTTACTATTAGCTCTTAGAAGCGAACTTACGTTTCACTTTGATTCCACGATACATTAGATCATGGTTTCTATGAAGAGCAGATTCGTTGAGTAACTTTTGATTGTACTCGTTGGTGTCATACTCGACACCTCTGTATGTGACTTGTGCCATTGGGTTCTCCTAAAGTAGTAGGGGTTTTTAATCCCGTTCCTTCAGTCGGCTTTTGCGTCCCATGTACACTCTAGTCCTACTACTTCCGTAAGATGTACTTGATACATCTCCACTATCTCTTGTCTGGTTTCAGAACTGATGACAGCATCATATGTCTGAGCACGATCTACCAATCTTGATATATCGGCACAAGTTAATGCAGTAGCGATTAGAAATTCCATGTGGATGAACGATCCGTTCCGAGTCGGCTTACTTGCGTCCTCCAAAGAGGATGAACGTTGTAACTATTTATTATCATGAACCCCTCACAAAGGGGTTCACAGTGTTACAAAAGTTAAAGGGGGAGGTTGGATTTCTGTATTACCAACAAAGGACGGGCATTACTACAGTAGTAAATTTTACATCCTTGCCTGAGACCCGACTGGTAAGTCGATTCTGCTTTCGCAGCAGCACCACCTGTGTCTCGTCACCTTAACCAGCTATATGCCAGAAAGTTTATTCAGTCACTCCCATGTAAGGTGATCAACCTTACTCAAATATTATACACTTAAAAACTTGAGGTGTCAAGCTCTGTTTTTCCTTGTCTCTGAGCCCACATCCTTCTTTCCATTTCCCACATTGCTTCTGCGGTTTTCTCTGGTAAAGCATGTTGTCCTGCTTTGTCTAGGAGTTTATCATACTCTTCAGCACTATCACGAATTGCTTTCTCCATGTCCTCCAACTTCCACTCTATTTCTTCAGAGGGAGAATCCTGCGAAGGTATCTTCTGTGACATCTTGTTTGATTCCTCCAACGACATAACTTTCAATCTCCGTTTCTTGTGGTGCGTTTTGCTGACCCTTAGAGTTGAGCCAGTGCTCAGTCCAAGGTAATGGATTATTTCTAAGGGGTACATCATATATACTATCCAAACCAATTGCTTTCATACGTCTGTTAGCAATCCACTCTACGTACTGATGTAATAATCTATCATTCAAACCAATAATAGATCCATCCTTAAACAAATAATTTGCCCATGACTTCTCTTCATCAACAGCTTTTCTAAACATCCCTGTTACAGTTTCTTTCTCTTCTCTAGCAATCACTTTCATTTCTGGATCATCATTACCACTACTCCAGTTCTTTAATATCTGTTGTGTTAATACTAGGTGCTGTGATTCATCTCTTGCAATCAAACTCAAGATCTTTGCTGATCCTTCCATGAGTTTGTTCTCCCCGAATGCAAATGAGCAAGCAAAAGATACATAAAATCTAATACCTTCAAGGATGTTAACATTAGCGACAGCCCTGTAAAGAGTTCGTTTAAGTTCTTTTCTAGTCCACTCGACTGAAGGAGATCCTTTTGAGTCTGGTCTCCATTGACTGGTGCTTCCCCATTCTTGTGCATAATTTAAAAACTTATCATATGATTCAGTAACAGACTCTGCTCTTGAAAGTATCTTATCATCCTCAAGGATAGTATCAAATACATCCGAAGGATCAGAGTATACATTCTTAATAATATATGTGTATGATCTAGAGTGTACCATCTCCATGAACTGCCACACTTGCATACATGCTTCTAGTTCTGGTAAAGAACAGTAAGGTATGAATGCCATACCAGGTGCTCTACCCTGCACAGAATCCAACATGATCTGATACTTCAGGTTAGAAGTAAAGATATGTTTTTGTAAATCATTTAGTTGAGCATAGTCAGCACGATCTTTCTGGAGTGATACCTCTTCAGGTCTCCAGAAATATCCTAGTTGTTGCTGTGTCAGTCGATCAAATGTCGGGAACCTATATGAATCATAACGTTGAACACTCAGGGGTGCTCCAAAAAACATGAATTGCTTAGTAGTGTCAACGACATTCCTATTAAAGACTGTCATACCACTTACCTCTTTAGACTGCACAGCTGTCACAAACTTCCTCCTCAGTAGTTAATAGTTCATTAATAAGTTTATCAACATCCACATCATCACCATCTTTCTTGGCATCGTATGTGTTTTGATAATAAGAAGTCTTCCAACCATACTTGTAGGTTGTCAGTAAATCCTTTGCCATTGCTGACACAGGTACTTCATTGTCAGGATAGTTCTCTGGATTGTACGACCAGTTACCACTGATTGCTTGGTCAAAGAACTTCTGCATAATAGCGACTACATTAATGTAACCAGTATTATCTGGCATGTCCCAAAGAAGCGTATAGTTATTCTTTAGTGACCCATAAGACGGAACCACTTGCTTAAGAGGCCCTTTCTTTGATTTCTTAATGGACAAGTAGTCTCTAGGAGGTTCGATTCCATTGGTAGCGTTTGACACAACGGAACTGCTCTCCGAAGGCATTTGTGCGGACAGTGTTGAGTGCCGTAACCCATACTCGGATATGCGTTTCCTAAGATGTTCCCAATCACATAGTAAGTCATTCGGTACTATCTCATCAACGTCTTTCTTATATGTATCTATTGGTAGGATACCATCAGCATACTTTGTCTTACCAAAGTAACCGCATGGTCCTTTCTCCATTGATAAAGCATTAGAAGCACTTAACAATGCAAATTGAAATCTCTCAGTAACTTGATGAATTAATTTATGTGCTTCTGGGTCATCATATTTAAGACCATTCTTAGCAAGATAATGTGCTAGACCTATGTAACCTATACCAAGTGACCTTCTGTTCTTTGTAGACTGTTCTGCTGCCTTAACTGGATACTGTTGGTAATCAATCAGTGCATCCAATCCTCTTACAGCAAGTTCACATAGTTCATCTAACTGATCAAGACTAGTTAGTTTACCTATATTAATAGCAGATAGAATACACAATGCTATCTCACCTTGTCCATCTATATGTTGGATAGGATCAGTAGGTAGAGTGATCTCCTGACATAAGTTACTCATGCTCACCTTATCCTTAAAGGATGAGTGACTATTACAATGGTCAATATTCATCAAGTAAATACGACCAGTCTCTGCTCTCTCCTTTAAGAGATCGAGTATAAGTTCTTGTGCTTTAACTGTTGACTTGGGGATGTCTGGGTCTGATTCGTATCTAGTATAGAGTTCGTCAAAGGTATCGCTACCAAAAGCGTCATAGAGCCCAGGAACATTATGAGGACTGAATAAAGTAATAGTACCGTTTTGGAGAAATCGCTCATAAAAAATCTTACTTAACTGGATACTGTAGTCGAGCTTTCTGACTCGGTTGTCTTCTGTTCCTTTGTTGTTTTTGAGGACGAGGATGTCTTCGATTTCTTGATGCCAGATAGGAAAGTGGACAGTAGCTGACCCTCCTCTGATGCCGTTTTGAGTACAGCATCTGACAGTTGACTCAAGTTTTTTAAGGAAGGGAATAACACCTGTGTGTTGAACTTCTCCACCCCTGATTTTGCTGTTGATACCCCTGAT